GCCACAATGGATCACTGTGCAACGAGCTCTCCATAAATATTCAGCACTCACTGTCGCACATGATGCGGGGTAGTTTCTTGCCATTCTACCTTCCCACAGTGAGTGTGTGAATCTGACTAAATAATCATACTCAATTACAAGAGGCGATCGCAACATAAGCGAATCCAACAATTATGGTCAAAGACGCAGATACTATTCATACTCCTGGCAAAACAGGACCCAAGCCAAAAACACTGGAACCCATCACACACAAGCAGGGTATTGCTGTGGGTCGTGACAATCTGGTGATTGATCCTCTGGACATCCAAAAACTTGCCGCTTTGGGGTGCAATCTCAAAGAAATCTCAGACTTTTTTGGTGCCAAACCAGACACCATCAAAAGAAACTTTGCGGATTATATACAAAAAGGACAGAGTGAACTGAACATCAGCCTACGCAGGGCCATGATCCATAATGCCACACAGAACATGAATGCCACCATACAGATTTGGCTGAGCAAAAATATGCTGGGCATGAAGGATGAGCCCACTCAGACGGATGATCAGAAACCTCTGCCTTGGGTGGAACGCAAACCGCCACAGGAAGCTGAAGCACAAATTGGCAAAGTGAGCGATTTACAAATCCAAATATAACTGCTAATATACACTGATGAACACAATACTACAAGAATATCAAATCACCCTAAATCAACTGTGTGATATCTACAATCACATACATTACAAATTAAAAATGCAGTATGGTGACAATTGGAGCAAAAAAGCACCAGAGCACACCACATTGTGGAAGAAATTTTTACACCCCATCACGCATCAGGAGATGCGTAAGATGTTGCTGATGTTTGCAGAAGTGATGGAGGAGAGACCAGATGTGTTTTCACCCAAGTTTAAAGAAGTGATTGCCATATGTGCTCATCTCATAGTCACACACGAAACACAACCATTCCTAAAGAAAGATCAGAGCTTGCCTCTGGACAACTGCTTGGACTGCGAGCATCTGTTTTACAATGGCAGAACACACAAAACTTGGTTGTTCATATTCATTATGGAAATGTACGATTTCTTCCGTCAAATGAAAGATCCAAAATTTTATGCGGAGATCTCCAAACAAGCAGTGATGAGAAAACTATTTGAATTCCGCCATGGCCACCAAAAAGACTAGAATACCCTATCAAGCCCGCAACACAGAGCGTATGGCCAGAGATCTGAATCACTGTGACAATTGCGGTCATCTCAAACATTGTGACACACATCTTTGGGGCACACAGCTGGGAGGAGATTTGGTTACCACTTACACCAAATTCATGCCCAATTACTACATGATTTGTTTCCATTGTCAATGTGCCAAATGCAAAGGTTCACAATGAAACACAGACACCTCAGCATCAGGGAATGTCACAAAGTGATGGATTGGTATCAATCCAAATATCGCACCCTGTGGGCAATAGAATATCCAGCAGTGCATTGGCCAGAAAGATTGGATTGGTGTCAGGTGGCACAAGCAGAGCTGTCACTGAGAAGCAGATTGAATCACACAGACAATCATTACACAGCACATCAACTGTGGCAACAATCTGAACAGAATCGTCGCAAATTGGTGATCACAGACTACTATCTGATTGAGTGGCCCTCAGACACATTCAATCAAGCACCAGAACACTTGTACCTATGGTTGCTGTTGAATTGGGTGGTGCACAGAAGAGGTCGTCCATGATTAGACTGCTGTATTGGATCAATCACAAGATCACACAATATCTGTGGCGCCATGAGCAAAAGCGCCGCCAATCACGCCATAAAAAATAATCCTTCAGAATCAATTAGATGAATCAACCACAACAGTTCTCCTACGCAGAATGGTTGTACCATATGGATGGCGGTGATGCAGTATGGAGCAACATTGTGTATTGGGCCAATCACAAAGGTTGGCGTTTGCCCAAAACCACAACACTAGATTCAGAACGCAAATTGGAAGTGGAAGAATTCAAATCATAATCACACACCCACACACACGAATCATATAAATACAATATGGTTCAAAACAGATTCAAATACGCCAATCCAGCTCGCACCAGCAAAGGACTGCAACCACAACAATGGCACACAGGTCCAGATCCTGTGACTCATGACAAATATTACGCATTTTTAAAACACAGAGCTCAAGCCAAATTCAGAGGAGAAAAATATCTGCTCACTTGGCAAGATTGGCAAAAAATATGGCCCAATAAATTGTGGACCAAAAGAGGTCGTGGTCCCCGTCATTTGAGTCTCACCATGAAAGACAAACGATTGGGTTGGTGTGTGAATAATTTACAAATACGCACACGTGAAGATCATATGCGTTGGGTGGCCAGTGTGACAAAGTTTGGTAAATGATATGCTGGATCCTTTTGACCAATTGCAACGTCATGAGCAAGAGCTGATCAATCAGAAGCAAATGCTTCTCACATTGGCAGCCAGTCACAACAAACTCAACGAAAAATTACACGCACTGATGTCACAGCATGAGCAAGTGATCACAGCATTGGAAGACTTAAAAACATATTTCAAATTTAAATGATACTCAGCAAAACACAACAGCTGGTGGCTGATTCCAAAAAACGATTCAAGCTAGTATGCGGTGGTCGCCGCTGGGGAAAAACTTGGTATTGCATTAGAGAGATTGCTTATCAAGCCAGAGAACCCAATAAATTAATTTGGTACGTGACCAGTTCCTATCGTGCTGCCAAAATGATTGTGTGGAAAGAGCTCAAGAATAGATTGCTGGATCTGCGTTGGGTGGACAAGATTAATGAATCAGAATTGAGTGTGAGTTTAAAAAACGGCACTCTAATTTGTCTCAAAGGTGCTGAAAACGCCCAGCAGTTAAGAGGGGTAAGTTTATCCTACTGTGTGATAGATGAAGCCGCACAGGTTGATCCAGATGTTTGGATGGAAGTGATACGTCCAGCATTGGCAGATCAACAGGGTGGAGCACTGTTCATCACCACGCCCCTGGGTCGTGGCAATTGGACCTATGAATTGTATCAACAAGCCAAACAAATGCCTGAACTTTGGGACGCATTTCAATTCACCACAGCAGAAGGTGGATTTGTGACTCAAGCAGAAATAGAAGCAGCCAAATCAGACATGAGTGAACGCCAATTTCGTCAAGAGTTTTTGGCCACTTGGGAAGATGCTGCCAGTAGAATTGCTTGGGCATTTGACAGAGATAAGAACATCAAAGAATTGGATTCATACAGCACACATCAATTGGAAGTGGGCATGGACTTCAACGTATCACCCATATGTGCTGTGATCATGGTGCGAGTGAAAGATGACTTATATGTGGTGGATGAAATACAGATGCACAATTCTAACACACAAGAATTGGCAGATGAAATCAAATTAAGATATTCACACAGCAGAATCACTGTGTATCCAGATCCTGCTGGATCAGCCAGAAAAACCTCTGCCAATGGTCTCACAGATCATACCATATTACAAAATGCAGGATTCACAGTGAGGGCACCACGCAAACACGATGCAGTGAGGGATAGGATCAATGCCACCAATGCTAGACTGTGTTCTGCTGATGGTGTTAGACACTTGTTTATCTCAAAAAAGTGTAAATACACTATAGAAAGTTTGGAGAAATATTGCTTCAAAGAAGACACTCAACAACCTGACAAAGACTCAGGTTTTGATCATCAATTTGATGCATTAAGTTATGCCACAGCATATCTATTTCCCATACGTAGACAGCAAGATTTAGATCAAGTCAAACCACAACGATGGGCTCACAAACTGGCGAACCCATATATAAGATAGAGGAAGAAACCACATATGAATATCACAGAACAATTAATTAATCAAGTATCAGCATTAATATCAGGTAACACAACCTATGACACTTACCAAAAGCGATGGAAGTATCTTTTGGAGTCCTACATAGGTGGTGATGAATATCGCAAGGCACAGTATCTCACCCGCTATCAATTGGAGACCAATTCAGAATATTTGGCAAGATTGAACAACACTCCACTGGAGAATCACTGCCAGAGCATAGTGAGTGTGTACAAATCATTCCTATTTAGAACAGCACCAGACAGAGAATTCAACAGCATTGAAGGAATGCCAGAATTGGAAGAGTTTTTAAAAGACGCAGACATGGATGGCAGAAATCTTGATGCATTTATGAAAGATGTGGCCACTTGGAGTTCAGTGTTTGGACATTGTTTTATATTGATTACCAAACCCAACGTGGGAGCCATCACTCGTGCAGAAGAACAGCAAATGGGTGCCAGACCCTATGTGAATCTATTGACACCATTGGTGGTGTTGGATTGGCAATTTACCAGATCTCCCAATGGTCGTTATGACTTGAGTTATTTTAGATATTTGGAAGATGTGAATGGCAGTATCAGGACAGTGAAAGAATGGACTAAAGAATCAATCAAGACCAGCATAGTGGATGTGGACAACACAGCGATCACAGAAGAAACCACAGAACCCAACGGTTTGGGAGAAATACCTGTGGTGATTGCCTACAACCAAAGATCATCTGTGAGGGGTTTGGGCATATCAGATCTCACTGACATAGCTGATCTACAAAGATTTATCTACAACAACACATCAGAAGTGGCAGAAAGCATGAGATTGGACACACACCCCAGTTTGGTGGCCACCAATGAAACTCGTGTGGGCACAGGTGCTGGATCATTGATATTGATGCCAGACAACATGGATCCAGGATTGAAACCATATGTGTTGGAAAGTTCAGGAGCCAGCATTGACGCCATTTACAAAAGCATACAGCATACTACTTCAGTGATTGACAAGATTGCCAACACGGGTGCAGTAAGGGCAACTGAGGTTCGTTCTCAAAGTGGAGTGGCAATGGAAGTAGAGTTTCAATTATTGAATGCCAAACTGTCAGAAAAAGCAGACAATTTGGAATTGGCAGAAGAGCAAATGTGGAAACTATGGTGCAAATACATGGGCGTGGAGAGCGATGTGGAGATTGATTATCCAGGTGAATTCAATGTTAAAGATACTCAATCACAAATTGCTCAATTAAAAATTGCCGCAGACACCAACCCACAAGATCCTAGAGTAAAACAAGCCATTGATGAAGCCATATTGGATTGGTTGGAAGTGGATGATTCCAAAGAACCAGAAGAAACTCTATCTGAAGAAATCAAAGAAGACATTCAAGAAAGCATTATGGCGGGCAAAACAGATTCAGAAATAGTGGCAGAAGGCATAACCACTGCACAATTGACAGCTGCCAAAGTGGATCTGTTGCAAGTGTCAGTGCCCACATCAAGACCAGGAACTATCACCAGAGCACAACCAGATTAACGGATGTATCTCAATGCCAACATACCGCTCATAGAATGCTATGTGCGAGGCAACTACCTGCGTGACCAACAAGATTCACACGACAAATACTTTTGGTGCGTGGTGTTTGGTGTGAGCAGTATTCCCAAACAGGTACCATTGTTTAACTTTCACATGGAGGATGGTGGAGTATGGTGGCGTGCGCCAATTTCAGCATTCTGTCAGTCAGAAGGAGTGCCAGAGCAACCACTCACAGATTTGGTGCTGTGGGATTCATTCAGCAGCAATATTGCAGTGACCACATTTCATCAATTGGCAGGCAGTCGCGTGCATTACACACAGAGAGACAAAACCAAACAGTCAGGCAAGTATCTGTTCACATTGGATTGGAGTGAAGGTGATTTCAATGAATTGGATTATGGTTATGCCAGCAAACCAGATCAGCACAAGTGCGGTCACGTGCTGGAATTGGACAACGGCAATTATGCCATACAGCCCAACAACAGACTGAGATTTTTTGACAGCAACATGGGTGTGGATCTGAATCAACCACCCCTGATCCGTAGGTTGGTAAATACTAGAGTATGGAGCGTGGAAGGTGAAAGCAAATGGACCACCACAGAAACAGAAGTGGGACAATATGATTATGAATACAAAGACACGGAGCAAAACATAGATGCCCATAAAAAAAGTTAAAGGCGGTTACCGCTGGGGCAAAACAGGCAAAACTTATGTCACTCGCACAGGTGCAGAACGTCAAATGCGAGCCATATATGCCGCAGGATATCGCAAGAAAAAATGATAGATATCTGTCCAAAATGTCAAGAACCCAACACCACACTGCATTGGTTAGAAACTGCACAAGGTTTTCTATGTCCAGGATGTGCCACCAATAGACAGACAGAACAACAGAGACTGGATGCCAAATTTCGCAAATTGCCCATCATTCAAGAGAGTTTTGATAATCGCATTATTAA